TGAGGGGCGGCTGCGGCTCACGCAGTTGATCGGTGGGGACATGCAGCTGGCGAAGGTGCATGCGTCGCGGCAGTCGATGCGGGGCTACCCGGAGGAGGGGCAGTTCTATCGGCGTGTGCTTACGGGGCGAGAGAATTGTGCCCTCTGTGTGGTCGCGTCGACGCAGCGCTATTACCGTGGTGACCTGCTGCCGATTCACCCGGGGTGTGACTGCGATGTGCAGCCTCTTCCTCCGGGCCTGGCGGTCAATCAGGTGATTGATGAGGACCTGCTCGAGCAGGTCCACCAGATCACGGCGGACCGTCTCGGGGTCTCGGACCGGGGTGGGCGTACTCCGGATTATCGGAAGCTCTTGACGGTCAGCGAGCACGGCGAGTATGGGCCAACGCTGTCGTGGGCGCAGCCGAAGGCCAAGCCTAAGCCCAAGGCGGGTGGGGCTGAGCCGCCTAAGCCACCCAAGCCCCCGAAGGCACAGCGTGGAACGTCGGGAGAGCAGCAGCCTCCGGAGAGCCCTGCACAGCGCTTGGCGCGCCAGCAGCGTTTGAAGTCAGACCTTTCGGCGTTGGCCCCGGATGGAAAGTTTGGGCAGGAAATCCTTGAGTCTCATGAGATCGACTTCCTGGAACGCTTCGAAGCGCGGGGCGAGCGGGCTAAATGGATTCGACGGGACTTAGTAACCCGTAAATCAACGAACGATTTCTACTGGGAAACGAATAACAGCATTGTCTGCGAGCTGAAGAGCACGAGCACAAAGTACAGAACGATCAGGATACACATCCAGGATGCAGTCATTAACGCTCGCGACAATCACGGGGTAGTTAAAGACGTATTCGTTATTGACCTGGGGAAACGCAAACTATCTAGCAAGCTACGAAAACAGCTATCGCTGTATAACCAACGAGTCGAAGACGGACAGATACGGCGTCTCTTCGTGATGTCGGATGATGGGGCTCGTTTCGAAGAAATTCCGCTCGCATGAAAGGGACGAGCCCCATTGCCCGGACGTTCTGTCGGTTGATTATTTCACAACTAGTCCAGGGGGGATGCCCGTCCCTAGGAACAAGGATACCAGACTTCCTCGCGCGTTGCGTGAGGTGAGCGCCCCGGAGCCGTAACGGTGAGGGGCTTTTATTTACCCGGAATGGGAGGAACTACCATGAAGAACCACCTGACGCGCCGTCCTTACCTTCGCTTCGTCGACGCCCCGGCCGCAGAGACGGGAGGGGACGCGCCGACCGCGCAGGATACCTCCGCAGCCGCCGTTGAGGATACAGCCCAGCAGATTGACTGGGAGGCTGAGGCCCGGAAGTGGAAGGAGCTGTCCCGCAAGAATGAGTCTCGGATGAAGGAGAACGCCGAAAAGGCGAGGCTCTATGACGAGGTTCAGGAGCAGGGCAAGTCCGAGCTGCAGAAGGCCCAGGAAGCGGCGGCAAAGGCTGAGGCGCGAGCTGCGGCGATGGAGGCCGAGGCAATGCGAGCGAAGGTCGCGGCAGCGACGGGCGTGGACGCAGACCTGCTGTCTGGCTCGTCAGAGGAGGAGCTGAGGGCATCTGCTGAGCGCCTCCTCGCCTGGCGAGGCGCGCAGGTCCCCAAGGGTGCTCCCGCGACGGACGCGGGAGTTCGTGGTGACGAGATCAGGGCTGCCAGACAGCTCACCAGGGAAGACCTCAAGAAGATGTCTCCCGCAGAGATCATCAAGGCCCGCCAGGACGGGCAACTGAACAACATCATGGGCGTCGCGTAAGCGAGCCAAGAAAGGACACACAATGACTCTCACGCATTTCATTCCGGAACTGTGGTCGGCCAGCATCCTCGAGAACTTCCGCCGTGACACGGTGCTCGTCGGGATGGCGAACCGCGACTACGAGAAGGACTTCACCGCGGGCTCGAAGATTCACATCCCCGGCATCGTCGATGTGAAGGTGAAGGACTACAAGACCGGCGCGGTGACTGCGTCCGGCGGCACTAAGGTTCCTCGCACGACCGTCCCCGATGCCGTGGAATCCACGGGCATCGAGATCACCATTGACCAGGAGAAGAGCTTCGACTTCCTGGTCGATGACATCGACGCCGCGCAGGCGAACCAGTCTCTCGATGCCTACACCAAGTCGGCGGCGGCAGCGCTCGTTGAAGACGCGGAAACCTTCCTGACCGCAATGCTGACCTCCAAGGGCACGGCGGTTACGGGCATCGCGAACCCGACGAACTGGGAGACGGCATACGCCGCGATCCTGAAGCTGCGCGGCAAGCTCTCAGCCGAGAAGGTCCCCGCCATGGACCGCGTCCTCCTGATCAACGCCGCATTCGAGGAGTTCCTCCTCTCCGACGGTTCGAAGCTCACCAGCTTCGACAAGTCGAACATGACGGACGGCCTCCGCGAGGCAACGATCGGTCGTCTGCTGGGCTTCGACGTGGTCACGAGCCCCTGGCTCGATAACACGAAGCCGATGGTCGTCGCGTTCCACAAGCCGTCCGTGGCCTACGTGTCCCAGGTCGAGAAGACCGAGTCGATGCGTGCCGAGCAGACCTTCGCGGACCGTGTTCGTGGCCTGCACGTCTACGGCGGCGCGGTCCTGCGTCCCAAGGCGATCCAGGTCTTCAAGGCGGCATGATGCGGGTTAAGGGAGACAACGGGATCGAGTTCGAGCTCGCGGACGAGGTCGCCACGGCAATGATCACGGCAGGCATCCTCGAGGAGACCACCTCCGATGAGGCCTCGCCTTCCAGTGAAGACGTGCCGGCCGACGAGGGCGACACTGCTGAGGAGACCTCGAAGAAGTCCAAGAAGTAGGGGGGACGATGCCTGTTCCGCTGGTAACTGTCGAGGACATCGAGGCCGCTCTCGGCCGTCCCCTCACAGACTCGGAGTCGGCGCGGGCAATGTTCATCGCTGACAAGCTCGCCGAGGCCTTCCGACAGCGCGCACGCCAGACGTTCAGCGTCGAGGCGTACACGCACCGCCTGAAGGTCGACGCGGGCGGACGAGTCGTCCCCACACGGGCGCCGCTCGTCTCCGTCGAGGCTGTCACGACAGACGACGGACAGGCGATCCCCTACAACGTCAGGCACGGCTTTATCCAAGTCGGCGCACCCGCGAACGAGTTCGTTGTTGTCACCTACGAGGCGGGCCTCTCCGAGGTCCCCGCAGCGGTACGACTCCAGCTTGCAGACAGTGCCCGACGTATCCTCCTCATCCCCGACGCCGCCGCACAAGGCGTTACCCAGATGACCGAGACGACGGGTCCGTTTACGCAGACCCGCCAGTACGCCACCTGGGCAGTCGGGGGACAGGCCCTCCTCTCACCGGATGACCAAGCGCTCGCGGATGCTTATCGCCCGCGCGCCGCTGGCCACGTGTGGGTGATGGGAGGGGCCTGACGTGATGGAGGAATGGAAAACCCCGATTCAGGTAGAAGGTACCGTCCATCGTGACGGGGACGGCTACCTCGTCGAGGAATCCAAGCCGCGCCTCATCGGGGGCTGCCTGATCGCTCCGGGCCAGTTCACGGTGCCGGGCTTGCTCGATCAGGCAGCCTCTGAGCGGGCCGACGAGACCGCGACACTCTACCTCCCGAGGGGAATAACGCTGAACGTCGGGGATGCCATCCGGGTACCGGCCGAGCACCCACTCGGTGGGACGTGGAGGGTCGAGGAGCCAGCCTCGCCGTGGCCTCGCGGCACGGCTGTCGTGATCTCTCGGAGGTGACACGTGGCAGTCAAGTTCGTGGTCAGCTCGGCCGCGATCGAGGCGCTTCTACAGTCCGCGTCGATCAGTGAAGCAATGGTCAGCGAAGCCGAATCACTGCGTGCGGCGGCGGCAGCAGCGGCCCCGAAAAGGGACCGCGTACTCACCGACGCATACAGAGTCGAGGCTGTGACGGCCACGGTGAAGACGCGCCGAAACGGCTCGTCTCGCAGGGCTGTCGGTCGCGTCGTCAACGATGCCCCACACGCCGTGCCTGTCGAGTTCGGGCACTTCGCCAGAGACGGGCGCCGCGTCCCCGGGCATCACACGCTCGGCAAGCTTGCGGGCTCCAAGCGCGCACGACGAGGAGGCCGGTCATGAAGTACAAGGACCCCGTCCAGGTACTACGAGACGCGATCACCTCAGCAACAGGAGCGCAGACAGTACGGGTGATCCAGGAGGGCAGCCTCCCGGACACATGGCCGATGCCGCTCGTGCATGTCTACGCGACCCAATCCCAGGACCTCGATTTCGAGCGCATCACCTCCCTTGTTGTCGACGTGTACGCCAAGACCCCCACAGGGCCAGGCGTCGTCGGCGCGGAGGCGCTCGCGGATGAGGTTGTGGATGCTCTGTCAGTTCGTCCTGTGGTGGGGGCTTCTGGGTGGGTGGATGAGGCGTCTGTGCCGTCCCGCCTGGGAGTGCGCGCCGCATACGGCGTCGTTGAGGTGGTGGGCCTCAGCGTGGAAGTCACTCAACGTCCCACCGACTAACAAACTCTGATCTGGAAGGGAAACCGATATGGCCGACACCACGACCATTGAAGCGCTGAAGAAGAAGCACAACAAGGCGAAGAACGTGCGCAAGGCGCTCAACGTTCTGGCGTTCGTCGCACCGATCACGACCGCTGTCCCGGACGCGCTGACAGGCGCAAGCGGCGCGATGAAGCAACTCCCCGCGGACTGGACTCCGCTGGGAATCTTCACGACCGATGGCGGGGAGATCACGCCTGACGTGTCCGTCGACGACGTCGACGGCCTGGGCTACGCAGAGCCTGTGCGCTCTGACCTGACCAAGGCAACCAAGACGATCAAGCTCAACATCTTCGAGCTGTTCCGCAAGGAGATGCTGAGCCTGACACACGGCATTGACCTCTCGCAGGTCAAGGCGAACGCGACCACGGGAGAAGTCGTTTTCGACGATCCGCTTCTTCCCTCCATCCCGGAGAAGCGTCTGCTGCTCGTCGCCGCCGACGGCCCTGCCGACGACGAGTGGCTGATGGGCTGGTGCTTCACGCGAGCCAAGCTCGTCTCAATGCCGACGATCTCGCTCAAGGCGACGGACCCGATTACTGGCGACCTCGAATTCAAGGCATTCGCCGACGAGACCGCAGGCACCGCCTGCCGTAATTACTACGGCGGCTCCGCGATGCTCAAGCACCGTGACATCACGGGCTTCAGCGTCTGACACATACTGCGGGCGGGGGCCGGGGATGTTCTCCCTCCGGCCTCTGCCCGCTACCACCCCCAGGAGAACACAGTCGATAGGACAACCATGGAACAGCTGACCTTCACGAAGACGATCAAGACGGACGACGGGAACGACCTCGTACTCACGCGAGTCACCGACGCCGCCGCCGACGCGAACACTCTGCGCACACAGGGATGGGCTGAAGCCAAGCCCGCAGAGACCGAAGAAGCCACGCCGACGCTGCCCGCCCCGCCCGCCAGCACCCAGCGCCGCGACAACTGACAAATAGCAACTAGGAGAACACCAATGGCAGACAAGATCACCCCGACCCTCACCCTTGCAGCCCTCAAGAACCTCGATGGCGCAGCAGAGGTCACCCCGTTCACCTTCGGGATCAACAACCGAGTCGTGACCTTCCCGGACCCCCTGGGCCTGAGCCCCGAGGCCGGCGAAGACCTCCTCCAAGACCTCAGCGGTGGCAAGCGTGCCACCGAGGTTATCTCCAAGTGGCTCTCGGAGGAAGACGCCGCATTCGTCACCAAGCATCTGAGTCTGCGCGAGATGCTGCTCCTCATGCGAAAGGCATCCGAGCACTACGAGGCTTCGCTCGGCTCCCTGGGGGAAGGGCACGCCTCTACGACCGCCTAACACGGTACGAGGGGCAAGTCGTCGCGGACCTCGCGGAGCAGGGCTGGGACACCTACGCCCTGTTC